GGACGGTGTATTCCGAGACCTCGCGGACGGAAAGATAAAGCTGCTTGAAAACAAAACGGCCTCTCAGATCTCTACGGCCTATCTAGAGCTAGACGATCAGGGTGGATCTTACTGGGCCGTCGCGAGCCAGGTACTGCGGGCAAAGGGAGTCCTAAAGCCAGGCGAGGATATCGACGGCATCATCTACAACTTCCTCCGGAAGGCTATGCCCGATACCCGGCCGAGGAATGAGGCGGGCGACTACCTTAACAAGCCTGTCAAAGAGCATTACCTCATAGCCCTCCGTTCGGCAGGCATAGAAACCGTAGAGCAGGGAAGCCCCAAGGCCGGTCCAGTACCAATCGACAAAGCTACGGTTAAGGACCTGGAAGTGGCAGCCTCGTTTGCCGGCCTGGAAGTCCAGGGCGAGATAAGCAAGAGTCAGCCTCCACCGCTATTCGTCCGCGAGCCTATGCATAGGGTACCATCCGAACAGCGGACCCAGCTAGAGAAGATTGCCGATGAAGTCGAAGTGATGAACGCAGTCCGCGCCGGAACCATCCCAGTACTCAAAACGTCTACCAAAGACTGTCCGAAATGTCCGCTATGGGGTCCCTGTACGCTTCACGAGCGCGGAGCCGATTCCTACCGTTCACTACTCCAGTCAAACTTCCTGCAGATAGACCCGTACGCCGACATGAGAAAGAGTGCGTGATTACAATGGCCGATGGACCTGCTCTACGCGGAACACAGCGTCATCAAGGACGAGCCTCGCAGACCGCGAAGCAGACTCGCGAGAACCCACTGGCGATGGTAGAGACCGACGTCACGATTGAGATTGAGGATCTCTCAGCTCCCACGCGGAAGCCGCCAGTCAACATTCTTCTCCACGGGCCGTCCGGACACGGCAAGACACTACTAGCCGGAGGCGCGGCAGACGGCAGCCGCAGGGTCTGGTTCCTGTCGACTGAGACGGAAGGCGTAGCGAGCGCACGAGCCGTGGGATCTCAGGCTCAGCTCATCCGGGCTCCGGACTGGGAGCATGCCGTTGCCGGCGTCAAGTGGGCCGAGGCGAACCTGACCGAGGACGACTGGCTGGTGATCGATTCCGGAACGCAGATGCAGGAATCCTACATGCAGTGGATTCTGGAGCGCGAGAACGCGATCAACCCGCAGCGCGACCTCGATATACCGGCTATACAGAACCACCAGAAGTATCAGAACGGATTCAAGCGGTGGGCCGGACGGATTATTGCCGCTCCGTTCAATGTGATCTTTATCACAACATCAATGTCGGTCGATGACGCCGAGGGCGAGCCGCGCGTGATTCCACTACTGCTGGGGAAGAAAGGCGAAATATCCGATTACGTTTCCTCTCAGTTCTCCGTCGCGCTATACTACTCCGTAGCGAGGGAATCGCGGGACATGAAAGGACCGATCGTTAGGCGAGCGCTAGCCCAGCCTTTCCCTCCGTGGTTTGCTAAGGACCGCTATATGGCCCTAGGCAGAACATGGGATGTCGGTGAAGGCGAATTCTTCGCGATGTCCGAAATGATAACGGCAATCGAGAAGTCGAGAGGCGTCAGTGGCAGCGAAGGTAGCGCTAGCCGACCCAGAAGGCCAGCTAGCCGAGTGGCTCCGCAAGCACGTGGAAAAGCGACACGGACTGCTCCGGTACGTCACGAAAGGGGAACACGCAGCAGACCACAGGCTTCATAAGGATTACCTCGATCACATCCACGAAGGGAACAACCTGTAATGGCTAAGCTCCGGCCAGAGGACGTCGCAGATATCGACGTCAAGGCACTGGAAGCGGCGGAATACTCCACCGAGGAATTCGACCGGTATTATGGCGAGACGCCTCCGGTCGGCACCGAACTCAACGCCTACGTCAAGCGGATGTGGTGGACGCGCTCCGCTCCCAAGGCCGGTGGCGGCGGCAACGACCCCATGCTGAAGATTCTCACCGTCGCGGCCGAGAACGAGGGCGACCTGGCAGAGTTCAACGACTGCCCATTCTGGCTCAACGTCACCCTGACGGAAAACGCGAAGTTCCGCTGGGGTCCTTTCTTCGACAACTTCGGCCTCTCGATTCGCGCGGTCAAAGCGCGGAAGGTCGATGTGGAGGAAGTCGAGGACCAGAACGGATCTCCGATCACCTCCATCGACGGCTTCAAGCCGGGCGAGGAAGAGGATGACGCGTGGTGCCGGATCATCACCGATCAGGAGCCGTACAACGGCGTCATGCAGCCGCGCGTCAAGGAATGGCTCCCGTGGGACGTGGACGCCGAGTACAGCGACAACGGCGACGGTGAGGCCGAGGACGGCGACGAGGACGCCGACGAGGACTATGAGGATGAGCTAGAGCCCGAGCCCGAGCCCGAGCCTCCGGCGCACGGTCGCGGAGCGGCCCGGAGCGCGTCCAGGAGCCCAGCTCCGGCTCGCGGTACCCGTCCGGCCCGCCCGGCTCCGGAGGCGGCTCCTGCGCGGCGCGGTGGGCGTCCTGCGGCCGCTGCGGCTCCCGCTCCGGCGAGCCCGCGCCGTGCCCGTGGACAGGCTGCGGCGGCTCCCGCTCCGGCGCGTCGTGGCCGTGGCGGTCGCGGTGGCGGTTCGTCGGACGAACCTCCGTTTTAGCGAGATCGTCACGAGGCTCCGTGAGGAACTGCACCGGGATCTGATGGACATGTCCTGGAGAGGATTCCGGCGCGAGCCGTTCTAATTCCTGCCCCCGATGGGCAGGATACGGCCCGGTAGGGTACCAGGCATCTGCCCTACCGGGCCGGCCATCAGTAAGGAAGGACCGACAATGAGTCGCGTCACGATTCTGGGATGCGGCCCGGCTGGACTGGCGGCGGCTGCGGCCGTCGTCAGTTCCGGCCAAGAGGCCGTCATCGTAAGCAATACCCGCGAGCCTAGCCGGCAATACGGCTGTCAGTATCTCCACGCGCCAATCCCTGGGTACGAGAACGCGCCCCACGCTAGGGTCGGTTACTGGCTCATCGGTACCGCAGAAGAGTACCGGCAGAAGGTCTACGGCGACAAGTGGCAGGGAAAGGTATCGCCGGAGGACTTCATAGGCGAACACGACGCCTGGGATATCCGGTGGACGTACCGGGAGATGTGGAGCCGTCTGATCGACGGAGGCCTGGCCTGGATCCACGTTGACGAGCCGATCGCTGACGGCCGGATACCGCCCTGCGTCTATGACCTCCGCTCCGAGCGGATCATCTCAACAATCCCGGCACCAGCGCTCTGCTGGAAAAAAGAGCACGAATTCCGGTATCACGCGATCTTCGCGAACGGAAGCACGACGGAGAGCCCTCGCACAGACAACATGATTATCTGCGACGGCACCGACCAGAATGCCTGGTACCGGATCTCTAACGTATTCGGATACAAGACAACGGAATGGGCGAAGGCTCCCATCGGCACGCGCGGTGGCGTAATGGTACCTAAGCCGCTCGTTACCGACTGTGACTGTCATCCGGAGATTCACCGCGTCGGCCGGTACGGGAAATGGCAGAAGTCATATCTCGTCCACGAGGTCTACCCGGAGGTAATGGAGCTGGTACGATGATGAACGTGCTATGTATCGACGGCCCGGCTCGCGGCGAGATCCGCGAAGTAGAGCCCTCCCACAACATCCAGATCCGGACGGAAGGTAAAGGCCTGTCGTTCTACACGGTTCACCATTTCGTTATCCTGAACCGTGTTATCCGGGTAGCCTCCGTATATGAGAAGGTCGATGATATCTTCCTGGATACCGCATTCGATCTCATCACCTCAGACCTAGCAAGGAAAGTAGTTATCAATTAGATGGTAGCAACATACCCGGAGGCTCGCTTGAATTCAACATTTCGTACCGGCGAAGGCAAGCCGGTAATCGCGGTCGATATCGACGGCACGCTAGGCGACTACCACGCTCACTTCCTCTGGTTCGCGGAACAATGGCTAGGAATGCCTATGCCGTCCGCGACCGAGATCAACCCCGGTCTCCCACTCAGCGAATTTATGGGCGTCCAGCACAGCGTCTACCGGCAGTGTAAGCTCGCCTACCGGCAGGGTGGCCTCAAGCGGTTCATGCCAGCCTATCCCTGCGCGCGAGAGCTTACCCACCACATCCGCGAGGCCGGAGCGCAGGTATGGATCTGTACTTCCCGGCCGTATCTCCGGCTAGACAATATCGATCCGGACACTCGCGAATGGCTCAGCCGTAACGGTATCGAGTATGACGCCGTGATCTTTGAGGGAGTCCTCGATGGGGGTGACTCGATGACGAAATACGGCGAGCTAGTACGCCAGGTCGGTACCGACCGGATCGTGGCGGCCGTTGATGACCTCCCGGAGCAGACGCAGGACGCAGTAAAGCACCGTATCTCGCGAGTCTATCTCCGCGACCAGCCGTACAACCGATCCTGGGACGTGCTAGGCGAGCGCGTTACCTCCCTCCCGGAGCTATGGGACCGGCTAGACATAGACCTGCAGGTATGGAAGGGATCGGCATGAGCGAGAAGCGGAAGGTTCTCATCGTCGGGGGCAATAGCGGCATAGGCAAAGAGGTCTCGCGTACTCTCACCAAGTCATACCGGGCAATACCCCAGTTCATCCCCTCCCGCGATTTCATGGACGTTACCTCGCGCCACGCGGTGGAAACGTTTATCAAAGGGTATGGCCCGTTCACGCACATCGTCTATTCGGCCGGAGCGAATGAGCTTGCGTGGGTGTCAGCCGCGAACGTTACGATGCTCGCTGAGGAATTGTTCGACGTCAACTGCGCCGGATTTATCACGGTCATCTCCGAGCACATCCGGCAGTACCCGGAGAGCCCGCTCTCAGCCGTTGCGGTATCGAGCGATGCGGCCGAGATCCCTATGCGCGGCTCCGTCGCGTACTGCGCCTCTAAGGCCGCGCTAAACATGGCCGTGAAGGTCCTCGCTCGCGAGCTAGCGCCGCTCCACAGGATCAACGCGGTCTCGCCCGGTATGGTCGATGGGACGCCTATGACGGCCTACATCGATTCAACCATTCCGATCTTCCGTGGATGGACTCCGGACCAGGCCCGTAATTACGAGAAGCAGAATGTCCCGACCAGAAAGCGCGCTACCCGCGACGAGGTAGCCGAGACCGTTATCTGGGTCCTGATGGGACCGGATCAGATGACGGGCTCTATCATCGACATCAATGGAGGAAGGTCGTAATGCGCATCAACGTCTATTCGCAGGAGCTTACCCGCGAAGTCGAGCTAGTCAGTAAGACTGCCGACACCGGCATTACCTACTACGGCGTGCGAATGTACCTTGCGAGCCCGGACATTCTCCACCACACGCCGGAGGACGATGACCGCAGCGCCATCACCTTCTGGCTTCCCAACAACAAGACGTTCAGCAAACGCGACCTGGCGCACGTATTCCGGGAAATGGCGGATGTCACATTTGAAGCTCCGGATCCACAGGAGAACTGATGAGCTACGCCGACGATACGATTGACTGGCAGTCGATTCGCGACATCGACGCCTGGCTAGACCGCGCGGTATCCGGCATGTACACGGATCAGCCGCTAGCACAGGACTGGGCGCGCTTGTCGAAGGTCGCTGAGGAACTTTCCGAGGCTCTGGAAGAGCTACCGGAGGACGCCACGGCACAGGACCTCCGGCGAATCAGCGAGATAACAAAGGCTCTCGGAAAAGCCATTCAGGACCACATCGGCGCGACCGGTCAGAACCCCAGGAAAGGTACCGACCTTCAGGGGTATAATAAGATGCTGGATGAGCTAGCGGATACCGCGCTAACGGCTATCCTAGCAATTCAGCATTTCACCAAAGACATTCATCAGAGCAGCGGCATTATCCAGGGCAGGCTTACCCGGACGTATATGCGAATGCTTGAGGCGAACCGGAAAGAGGACGACTCGATATGAATAAGGCAATAGGAGGATGGATCCATGAAGATGGGTCCGTCTGTAACGAGTATCTCGCGCCTCCGGAAAGTATGCCGCCGACCGGCTACTGGTGCACCCTGCATGAGCAGTACGTCCGGCACCCAGAGGCGACCGGTACCACGCTGCCCGTCCGATGGGCCGACCGCGCGATGTACTCCGCGAAGCCAATCGACGGTACCGGGCCGACCGTAGTCCTCAGCGACATGACGGCGAATCCGCTCCGGCTCGTTGCGGCGGTCAGCGAGCAGTACCGGGGCGGAATCTTCCCGGACCCCACAGAGGTCACCAGGGAACAGGCGATGGAGTGGTACCACGGAGCGCTCAAGGCGCGCGGGCTCCCGGCTCCGCTCGAATGGGTCAACTTCTCGTTCTACATCGAGGGAGTCACCCGCGCGTTCACGCACCAGCTTGTCCGGCAGCGCACGGCGACGTTCGTTCAGGAGTCGATGCGGTTCGCGGTCAAAGAGAACGCCGAGATGGAAATCGTGATGCCGGAGTACATCGCCCGGCTCGCGGAGGACCATCCTCTGCGAGTCGAATGGCGGACTACCGCCCGGTACATCGCGGCGAGCTATAACCGGATGGTGAATGGTGGCGTACCCGCAGAGGACGCTCGCGGTATCCTCCCGACCAACATCGCCACCCGCGTCCACTACCGGACGAACCTCCGTAACCTCATCGAGCATGCCGGGCTCCGGCTCTGCTCCCAGGCCCAGTACGAATGGAAGCAGGTCTGGGCCGAGATTATCAAGGCCATCCTCGCGTACGGCCCAGAAGAGGACCGCTGGCAGCAGGAAGCAATCGTGCGGATGTTCCGCCCGGTCTGCTACCAGACGGGCCGGTGCGAGTTTATGGGACCGGCCGACCGGTTCTGTTCGATCCGCGACCGCGTAGAGGCGCACCACAAGAACGGCGACCGGCCGGAGACCTGGGGCGACATCCACCCACACGAGGCGCTCTCGTACGGAGCCGCAAGGAAGGCGTAACAATGGCCGAGGAAGGATCGCAGCCACGCTTTCCGATCGTAGACCAGACGGTCATCGCGAACGCGCTAGCGAGGCTAACGGAGCCGCCGCACGTACATCGCTGGGAGATCCTAGGAATCCAGAGACCGGCACGCCGCGCTCCGCATCCGCGTATACCGGATAGCAATACCACAATCGTCCTACTCCGCTGCCGGACGTGTAACTGGCCGGAGACGTCGGAGCTAGACGGTATGTGGACCGAAGAACAAGTCAGGGAAGGATACAGGCTATGAGCATAGCAGAGTCGGACGCACAGGAGACGGCCGACCGGGACGCGGCGCACGACTTCCTCAAGGCGATCGGGCTCACGCCGACTCCGGACGCCATAGGGCAGCTAGCCGGGCCGTTCGCGCTCGCGCTCTCGGTTATGTGCGAGCGCGGGTACGATCCGGAAGGCGCGACCTGGCGCACTAAGGGCTGGAAAGGTCTCGTCCACGATATCCTCAACAAGGCCGGGCGAATCAAGTTCCATTCCTGGCGGCACAACGACTTCGATGGCGACTCAGCTATCGACATCATCAACTTCGCTGGGTTCTACTGGCGCCATCGATGCGAGGGCTCTAAGTGGGGAGAATTCGGAGAGCCGTCATGACGCCAAAGAAACGCCGCAGCGATATCGGCCAGGAGCCCCACAAAGATCCCCGCTTCCTGGCGGCTGTCGATATGGTAGGCCGTTCCGGAGCCGACCAGTTCATGATGTGGTCCTGTGGCGAAGAGAATCCGATCGTGTGGATAGCCGCCGCGCTCTTTGAGGAGAGCTGGGAATGTGCGGCCGCGATCAACCCGCTCCGGGCTCTCTTCCGGCTCTGTGAGACGCTTATTGACGGCGGCATGTGCGTCCATTGTGAGCGAGGTACCGGATTTATCCCAGACATCAATCCGATGCCGTTCGATGACGTCATCTGCTGGTACCAGTGGGACCCTGAGCGGAAGACCTTTAGGCGAGGATGCGAGGGCGACGGGAAATGACGACCGGATGGGGCAGCGACGAAAGCGGACGGACTCAGATCTATGGGTTCTGGACGCCGAATGGATTCTGGCAGCTGATCCCTCCGGAGCCCGTCCATTACGAGATCCCGGACATGACGGCTGAAGAGCGGATAGAGGCCGCGCAGCGCTACATCAAATCGCTACTCGCGAAGAATGGATATGCCCCGTGGGGAGTCCAGAGCAGTTCGTGGCGCTTATCCGCGACTTCCCGGTAAGCGTGGATGACGAGGACGCGCGAATGCTCGCATACCTCATCTGGTCCGCTGAGCTAGCTAGATTCGGCGGCACGCCGGTATCGGGCGAGGACGATGTGGAAATCAAAGAGATGATGGTGGAAGGCGATATCCTGATGGTGCGAGTCCTAGGGCTAGCCGAACGTGGCTGATATCGAGTACGTTAACTTGCACGGCCATTCGACCTTTAGTCATGGTGACGGCCACAAGCTGCCCCGGTACCATGTGGAGCGCGCGGCCGGGCTAGGCTATAAGGCTATGGCGCTAACCGAGCACGGTGGCGTTAGCTCTCATTTCCAGCTTGAGAAGTACGGCCTACAGCTAGGCGTCAAGCCGATATTCGGGCTAGAGGGATATACCGGAGCCGTCGATGACGAACACAGGGGACAGTTCAAGTTCCACCTCACAATTCTCGCGAGAGATTCCAGAGGGTACAGAAATCTCAATAAGATCGTCACCCAGTCGTGGCGTGATCATCATTATCATCCGACCATCTCGGGAAGCTCGCTCGCAGCGAACCGAGATGGACTGGCAGTATTGTCTGGATGCAGCGGTAGTCTTCTTGCTTGCTCTCTTCTCGGCGGTAAAGGGATACCAGAGCCCGTCAGTAAGCGAGCCGGGTATAATCGAGCCCTAGAGGTAATCGAGCGGTTCTATGCTACATTCGGCAATTACTACTTCCTAGAAGTCCAGCCTTTCTGGGAGCTACCCAGGACGTCTGAAATCAATACCACGTATGAGAAGCTATCGAGGGAGACGGGCGTGCCTCTTGTCGTTACGTGCGACGTCCATTACCCACGGCCGGATGATGGCGAGATGCAGGCTATTCTCCACGCGGTCCATCGCGGTAAGCATTCGATTGACGACGCGCTCCGAGAGTGGAATTATGAAGTCCCAATGACGCTTCCGGAATCCGACCGCGAGCTAGCCGAGCGGCTAATGAAGACTGGCCTTTCTAAATCGGCCTCGCGGGAAGCTATTCAGTCCTCCGCGAACATTGCTGGTTTCTGTAACGTAACCCTACCAAAGGCCGAACGGCTCCGGTACCCGATTAGTGAGGATGATGACGCGCCATGGACCTAGAACCGGAAGTGTGGGAGCGCGCGAATAGGCTACCGGAGACCGGCTCTTACATCTACATAGAGCAGGTCTGCCCGGTTCGCGCCTTTATTGGCAAGGTAGTCCTGATATGGCTTAACGAGAACGACCGTCATGTCATAGCCGTTATTGACGGTTCCAACTGCATCATCAATCTAGCCGAGGATGACCGCTGGGTCGCGTACAACGCCTCTCCGCAGCCGTGCCCTAGGCTAACCGACGTCGAGATCCTAAACAGGACGCACGGATGTCCGTGCTGTGACGCTCCGCTACTAGCGGACGGCTCCGACTCCGTAGTCCATCCCTGGCTCTGGACCTAAAACGTTATCCGGCCGGATAAGGGAGGCAACAATGCGTACTCCGCTACAGGAGAAGATTGCCGGGCTTATGTGCGTCCGGGCCGGATGGGCGTTCGGCGTACCGGAGGACGGGCAGCAGCAATGGCTTGACGACGTTGAGGAAGCCGTCCGCGAGGCCGTAGCGGAAGGCATAATCTGATGGGTAACACGGAAGTTAAGTCGGAGCGCTCCCGGCCAGAGGCCGAGGAAATGCTATGGAAGTGGCTCCGGTTCGGATGGGAGTACCGGCGCGTAGGCGAGCGGTCCCAGGAACAGCGAGAGTGGTACGGCGACCGCGTGAAGTATGAGATGGACCTGATCCTTGAGAGGGGGCTCGCGGATTTCTTCCTGTTTACCTCCGACACAATCCGGTGGGGCAAGGATCACGGCGTGGCGTTCGGCCCCGGACGCGGTAGCACAGCGGCCTCGGTAGTAGCGTGGCTACTCCGGATTACTGAGATCGATCCTTTCCGCTATCAGGGCATGGTCTTTGAGCGCTTCCTCGATATCTCCCGTCCGGACCCACCAGACATCGACGTTGACTGCTCCGACGAGGACCGCTGGAAGGTCTGGAAATACCTGGAGCGGAAATACGGCCGTGACTGTTTCGGACATATCGGGAATTTCGTCAGGTACCGGGGCAAGAATTCCATTGACGATGTAGCCCGCGTATACAACATTCCTCCGTGGGCGGCGCAGGAGCTGAAGAACCTACTGATCGAAAGGTCGGGTGGAGACTCGCGGTTTGACTCTACCCTGAGTGATACCTTTGATATGTTCCCAGCCGCTCAGACGATTCTGGACGAGTACCCTGATCTCATTAAGGCGACGAGGCTAGAGGGCGACATACGCGGAATGAGCGTTCACGCCGCTGGCCTGGTAATCGCGAATAGCCCGCTGACGGATATCTGCGCTGTGTACGAGAAAGATGGCGTCCAGGTAATGTCCGTCGATAAGTACGACGCGGAGTACATGGGAGCCCTCAAGCTTGACTTCCTAGGGCTCTCTACTATGGGAATGATCGCCCGCTGTCTAAAGATGGCCGGCCTGACTCTGGAGGACCTTTATGCGATACCCGATACTGACCCTGGAGCTATCGAGATTTTCCGTACCGGAGACGTCATCGGCGTGTTTCAGTTTGAGGGTAGAGCTACTCGGCTCGTCAACCGAGACGTCCGGCCAGATCACTTCATGCATATC